CCATCTCGACCCTTCGCGGAACACTTGCAGCAGCGTTAGTTAATAACTCGCTCTGGAGTACTTTCTCATTCCCGCCGGCTACACCTATTGCGAACAGCGTAGTTATCTCGCCAGCATCAGATTACATCGTGCCAAGCAATAATGGCTATAACACTATTGCGCCTCTTGCTAACTTTCTCGTTAACATCTTCGTTCCACTTCTGGACAACGAAGGAAATCTCAATGGTATTGAAGATCGGCTGGTATCTGTGTTTAACCTTCTGGCCGCATCTTCTATCGTCTATAATGTAGGTACTGTAAGCGCGCCTAGCGTTCTTACATCTGCAACGGGCGATCTTTTAACCTGTTCGATGCAAGTCTCAATTCTAAGTAACTGGAGTTAATATGTCTGATCTAACACCTCAAGAACTGGCTTTTCTAAAGAAGATAGGTCAGATAGAAGAAGCACCAAAACCAACAACAACAGCCAAGAAAGATGAGGAATAATCATGGCGATTTTTCTAAATAATAAAGTCGGGTTCAAACTCGGCGCAACACCTGTAGATTTCAGCGACCATGTGACGGCCTTTTCTTTAGCGAGATCAGCAGACCAGATCGAGGTCACAGCGATGGGGTCGGACTCACACCAATTCGTTACTGGACTCTCAGCAGATACGATCACAATTTCACTTCTGAACGATAATGCTGCAACAGGCGCAGGTTCAGTACGCGCAGCCCTTCAGGCTGCTTATGGCACAACAGTAGCGTTCAAGGCTTGCCAAGATACTTCTGCTGCTATTTCAACTACTAACCCACTTTATACCGGCACAATTTTAATCGACAACCTAACCGACATTAACGGCGCGGTTGCAGATGAAGCGATGCTGGATCTCACCTATACTTGCAACTCTAAGACAGTAGTTGCAACAACAGGTACTTGGTAAAACTCAATAACTAACTAAGGGGCAAACAATGGCTAAACTCAAGGTAACTTATACCGATGATCGTGTCGCTGAATATCAGGTCACGCCGGCGGTGGAATACGAGTTCGAGACTCACTTCAAGAAAGGCTTTCACAAAGCCATAGTCGAAGAGGGTATGCAGACTTATATTTATTATCTATGTTGGAGTTGCAGCCGCCGCGCAGGTGAAGCGCCTAAGCCATTCGGAGACTCGTTCATGGAAACGCTCAAGAGCGTGGAAGTGCTAGACGATGACCCTTTGGCATAACGCGAGAGTCTTTTCACTATCTCGTAGCGAAACTATCGCTGCGTACTGGACTCTCGCCCCAAACCATAATTGAACTAGACCACACAATGTTTAAGGTGCTACTCATGGCACTACGAGACGAAGCGAAAGAGGTAGAGCGTGCCAACAGAAGTCAGAGGCGCACTTGAACTTCGTAAGGCGCTTCGTCAATTCGCACCTGATCTAGCCAAAGAAACTCGCAAAGAGATCGCTGGCATCTTAAAGCCGATCACAAAAGATGCTAAAGGCTTCGTGCCATCGAATGAAGAGATGATCTCAGGCTGGACAGTAGATAAGCAGAAGGGCGCTTGGGAACGAGTAGCCTACGATGCAAGCCTAGTTAAGCGCGGGATAGGCTATAAGACTTCTCCTTCCAAGCCTAACCGACAGGGCTTCGTTGCCCTAGCGCAGATCCGTAACCGTTCTGCTGCCGGTGCTATCTATGAAACTGCAGGCCGTAAGAGTTCAGGCGGCAAGTTTACTCCTAGATTTACTCCGATGACCGACTCACCTCAAGGCAAAGGCCGCTTGATCTTTAAGTCATGGCGTAACAACAACGGCAAAGCAGTTCCGGCAGTTCTTAAAGCGATCGAAACCTCAGCAGATAAACTAAACAAGAGCGCGAGTGTGATCTGATGGCTAATGTAGTTATAGATATTTTAACCCAGTTTAAGGGTAAGAAGGCCTTTGATCAGGCTAACAAGTCAACAGATAAACTTTCTAAGTCAGTAAAGAGTCTAGGCAAAGCCCTAGGCATAGGTCTTTCAGTAGCAGCAGTTACAGCCTTTGGTAAAGCCTCAGTTAAAGCCTTTGCAGAAGATGAAGCAGCAGCCTCTAAGTTAGCCAAGGTTGTAGATAACCTAGGCATCGGCTTTGCCAATGTAGAGATCGCTAAGTTCATCGGTGATCTTGAAACCACTTCTTCTGTTCTCGATGACTCTTTGCGCCCTGCGTTTCAGGCCTTGCTTACCACCACAGGCTCGTTAACTAATTCGCAGAAACTATTAACTGATGCAATAGATATTAGTCGAGGCTCAGGCTTTGATTTAGTAACGGTCGCAGAGGATTTATCTAAGGCTTATGTAGGCAATACTCGCGGGCTAGTTAAGTACAACCTAGGCTTAACCAAAGCCGAATTAGCCGCCATGTCTTTTACTGAAATCCAAGCAAAATTAAATGAACAGTTTAGAGGCAGCAACGCAGCCTATCTAGAAACTTATGCAGGCAAGATGGACACTCTAAAGGTGGCCGCCGACAACGCTAAAGAAGCCATCGGCAAAGGTATAGTCGATGCTCTTGGCACGCTTGCTGGAGATGCTTCGATTACAGAACTTGCTACAAAGATTAAAGGTATTGCAACCGGCATCGCAGACTTCATTAGAGGCTTTGCTATTGGCTTACGCGATCTAGCCAATATGCCAATTATTAAGCAGTTGCTACAGATAATCTCATTCATCGGCAAGCAGGTATATAAGCAGACTGGTCAGGTATTCGTTGATGCCGGCGCAGCACAAAGACTGCAGCAGGAGAAACTACAGCGTAAGGCTGATCTATTAAGTGAGAAAGAAAAGGCTGCTGCTCTTGCCAAGATGGAAGCGGCCGCAAAGAAGCGCGCCCAAGAACTAGCCAAGTTAGCCAAGAAGAAAACAGACGAAGAGAAGAAGGCTGCCGCATTAAAGAAGGCAGACAACCTTTTCGACATGGATCAGATCCAGATTATTGCTGCGCTTAAAGGCAAGGTTACAGAAGAAGAGCGCAAGCGCCTTGAACTGCAACTAGCGATCCTTACTGGTAACGCTGAGCAGGCATCTAAGTTGGCTTACGAAGTTGCTAAGGCTCAAGGCTTAAGCGAAGAACTTGCCCGTTACTTTGCTAACTTCCCAGATGCTAAAAACCCTTTCGAATTATGGACTAAGTATTTAGACAAGATCGAAGAACAAGTTAAGCGCATCGCTTTGCAAAATGCGTTCCCAGTTGTAACAGGTACCGGCGTTACTGGAAGCCCTGTCGGCACACCTACTGCAACAGCAGATAACCTTTACCAGAAGATAATTAACGAGGGCATCGCTAGAGGCGAAACCCAAGCGACTATAAACTCCAGCCTTCGTTACACCGCTATGGGGCAACAGGCTATGGGTCAAACCCCTGTAGTCAATGTTCAGGTAACTCTAGACGGCCAAGAAATGGCCGGAGCCGTTACAAAAGTTCAGACTAATAATTATTTATCTGGCAAGATTATTTCGCTTGAGCGTACTCTAGGATCATTCGGCTAATGGCGTTACCTGCGCAAATTACGGTTTCTTTTGATTTTTCATCGGGCGCGACCTTCGGATATCCGCTTACCCTAGACGATGCCAAGTATGGTTTATTGGGTACTGGAACTCTAGGATCTGAAACTATTAACAAGGTGGTTGATTTAACTCCAGATGTTCGACAGATAACTATTCGGCGCGGGCGCAATATTATGCGCGACCAGTATGAAGCCGGAACTGCTGTAATTAGAGTTATTGACCCAGACTCCAATTTTAACCCTCAGAATGTGAACTCGATATTCTTTGGCTTTCTTACTCCGCTCCGTAAGATAAGAGTTTCTGCATCTTTCGAAGGTAGCACTTATTTTCTTTTTTCAGGTTATACAACTGATTATGTTTATTACTATCCTCAAGGCGAAGAAACAGGATATGTCGATATTCAATGCGTAGATGCTTTTAGACTTATGCAACAGGCTGGAATTGTAAGCGTGGCATCTGCCCCTGCTGGTCAAAACACCGGCGCAAGGGTTGCAGCAATTTTGGATCAAGTTCGCTGGCCTTCAAATATGAGATCCCTAGACACCGGTTCGACCCTTTGCGTGGCAGATCCTTCAACAAATAGAACTTCGCTTGATGCCCTGCTTAACGCAGCCTTTTCTGAACAAGGCGCTTTCTACATTAACTCTTCTGGAACGGCCATCTTTAAGAACCGCCCTAACACTATTACTGCCGCTAGTCACACGCCTATTGAGTTTAATCAGACCAGCGGTATCCCATATAAGAACCTTACTTTCGCCTTTGATGATAAGTTAATTATCAACTCAGCCGGAATGACTCGCGTGGGTGGAAGTCAGCAGATATCCGAAAACGAAGCCTCCATTACAAAATACTTCCCACATCAACTTAATCAAGAAAATCTAGTTTGCCAGACAGATGCAGATGCACTTAATATTGCTAGGATCTATGTGGCAACTAGACAAGAGACCACGATCCGCATAGATGCTATGACTGTTGATTTACTAGACTCTTCAGTACCAACCGGCACAATGCTAAATATGGATTACTTCCAACCTCTGAAAATCACTAACATTCAACCAGATGGTTCAAGTATAGTTAAAACACTTCAATGCCAAGGGCTTGCATGGGATATCACGCCAAACCAAATGCAAGTCACCGTCACTACGCTGGAGAGCCCTACAGATGGCTTCACGCTCAACAGCGAAGTTCAGGGTATAATTGGCACATCAGTATTGGCGTATTAGGAGATAAATCATGGCAGGTGCAGGTTACAAACTATACGCAACAGGAGATATCCTTACTGCTGCTCAGGTAAATAATTACCTTCAAGAGCAGACTGTTATGGTCTTTGCTGATGCAGCCGCTAGAACTACGGCGTTGGCAAGCGTACTCGCTGAAGGCATGATCTCGTATCTCAAAGACACTAACTCAACCGAATATTATTCAGGATCAGCGTGGGTAGCCATCGCCGGATCATCGCCTCTAACCACTAAGGGCGATCTTTACGGATATTCTACAACGAACGCTCGCGTAGCAGTCGGCACTAACGGTCAAGTTCTTACAGCCGACTCAACTGCCGCAACAGGCGTGGCTTGGGCTACACCTGCAAGCGGTGGCATGACTCTTCTTGCTACATCAACACTTACAGGGGCAAGCGTAACTGTTTCATCTATTAGCCAAAGTTACAAACATCTTTTAGTTTTATTCAAGGGAGTTTATACTTCTGCCGGAGAAAATATGTGTTTCAGATTAAACGGCGATACTGGAGCAAAATATACTTGGGGTCAGATTAGAAATGTTGGAACAACTGTTTCTGGTGCCACAACTGAAAATGGTACGAGCGTTATATTTTCAAACGGAACTATTACAGCCTCAACACCTGTTTCTCGTTTAGCAAGTGCAACGATTTGGCTTTATAGATATACCGACACAGACCAACAAGAGTTTGACGCATATTCTTTTGCTGACTCCGGAAGTATAGGTTCTTTTAATAGTCATGGAAATTATGATAAAAGCGCAGCCATAACCTCAATTACCTATCTTCCACTTTCAGGCAACTGGTCAGGTGGAACTGCTTATCTATACGGAGTGAGTTAATATGACAAAACCAACAATTACACACCAAGATGCAACAACAGGCGAAATCATTGAACGCGAAATGAACGCGGTTGAGTATGCTCAATACCAAGTTGATCAAAAAGCCAATGATGTGAAAAAGGCAGAAGAAGCAGCAAAGGCAGATGCTAAGGCTGTGTTGCTTAATCGTCTTGGAATTACAGCCGAAGAAGCCGCCTTGCTATTTGCATGAAACCTAAATTATGCAAAGCCGGTCAACAGTTGCGAGAGCAGTTCGATGACTCGTTCCCAGACCGCGATCGTGCTTCCGATGGCTGGATCGCCGATGCCCGTCATAGTGCAGCAGGTATTAGCGACCACATACCTGATCCATCGTCTGGGTTTATTGTGCGCGCCCTTGATGTCGATCGAGATGTATCTGGGAAAGCAAAGCCCGACCTCATGCCCGATATTGCTGATCAACTTCGTAGACTTGCAAAGACAGACAAGCGCATTAAGTACATCATATTCGAGTCAAAGATCTGTTCAGCCAAGAGCGCTTGGCGCTGGCGAACTTATACTGGGATTAACAAGCATCGCCATCATATCCATATCTCGTTCAGTATCAAGGGTGATCAAGATGGTTCGTTCTTTAATATCCCATTACTAGGAGGCACACAATGAACATGAAGAACCCTTTATTCTTAACCGCCGGTGCGTTCTTATCGGCTTGGGCTGCATCTAACTTTGCAGCAGATTACCGCTCTATTCTTTGGGCTGTACTTGCTGGAGTATTCGGATATGCGACACCTAAACGATGACTTCAACGGACTACTTAAATCTCTATATTGCCACGCTTGCGATAGTGGGTGGATTAGCGGGCTATGTGATCACGCACTTACTGTCGGAGATCAAAAGACTTAATGGGCGTGTCGATGAGATCTACAACATACTTTTAGAGCGACAATAATCCTATGGCTCGCAAGAAGGCTATCGACTTAGAGGCTTACTCTATGCTCGATCAGTACTGCATCGGGCTAAATGAATACTATAAATCGCTTAGACGATCAGGCTTTAGCGTTGAGTTATCTCTCGCGATACTTCTAGAGCCTGCGACTTATCCGGCAACTATCCTTCCCGCACCTAATTGGCTTCCACAACTCCCAGACCGTATCCCTTATGACGATGACGATGACGAGGATTAAGCATGAAAAGAACTGTAATCGTTCCAGATCTACAGGTTCCATATCACGATGAAGTTGCTGTAAGAAATGTTGCAAGTTTTATTAAGGCTTACCGCCCCGATAGCGTTATTACTCTGGGAGATGAAATCGACCTCCCACAGATCAGTCGATGGACAGAAGGCACAGCAGGCTGGTACGAACAAACCCTAGCCGATGACCGCGACCAAGCAGTTGAGGTTCTATGGTCTTTGGTCGAGCACGCCAAAGAAGCGCACATGATCCGGTCTAATCACACAGACCGTCTCTACAATGTGATTATGAAGAAGATCCCTGCCTTCTTGGCTTTGCCAGAGTTACGCTTCGAACGCTTCATGCGCCTAGACGAACTAGGGATCACCTATCATAAGAAGCCCTACGCCTTCGCTAAGGGTTGGGTAGCAGTTCATGGAGATGAACAGGCCATTAACAACAACGCGGGTCTTACAGCCCTTGGGGCGGCTCGTAGGCATGGTTTAAGTGTGGTCTGTGGTCATACTCACCGAGCAGGGGTATCGGCCTTCACAGAGGCTTCAGGGGGCAAAATAGGGCGCATCATCAGAGGCGTAGAAGGTGGCCACTTAATGGATCCACGCTTAGCGGGCTACACGCGAGGCACGATGAACTGGCAGCAGGCGTTCATTATCGTTGAAGATACTCAAGTCACCCTTATTAACCTTGAGAAAGACGGAACCTTCGTGGTTCATGGTCGGCGTTATGGACGATCTAGATAACGACATCAAGCGCACGATAGACGATGCGATGGACGATGGAGAATTGTTACCGTTTCGTTATCTAAATATGCTAGACAAGCGCTAGAACAGGCGTATCGTTCTACTCATGGAAGCAAGAAGGTCTTGCGGAAATGAAAGGGCAAAGACTATGAAACACAGTTTAATTCTCACCGGCGGTCGTAATCATTACTATGTGGCTGGCAAATGCACTTGCGGTAACTTTAACGAGTTCTTGAATATGGTTACTCGGCGAGGCGATGTGCGTGGAAATAAAGATTTTATTAAAAGTCAGTTTAAGGCTCATAAGGCGGCTGCATAATGAAAACTATAACTATGAGCGCGCAAGACTTCGAGGCGTTACACGAAACCTCAATGGAATGGACTCAAGACATCTGGGGCGAACAGATCCACGATGGCAGATTTCATTCATCAACATCGACATGGGATTTTAATCATAAGTACATCTACTGGTATGAAAACTATGTAAGCCTGATGGCTGCTCGCAATATTCTAAAGAAACTAGATGAACAGTATGCAGTCTTAAGAGATGAAGCCACAGGCCAATGGTGCTTAACTTCTACTTACCAGAGCATCGAGTGGTCACGATGACTATCTATGAAATCGCTTTCTTGATGCTCGGTTGGTTCGCCAGTTGCGTGTGGTTCTACACGCTTGGAGTTAATGCCGGTTACACAGACGGTCGAAGAGCCGTTCGCCAACAGGTCGAGCAGGCTAGTAAGGTGAGAGCATGAAACATGGTGAAATCTTACAAAGTGCTACAGACTTATATCGAGAGCGAGGGCAGCATTACGGCCACCCAAGCGATAATATGGCAAGAGCAGCAAGGCTCATCAGCGCCTATCTGGAAATGCCGGTTGAGGATTATCAAGTTGCGGTCATTCTCGCACTCGTTAAAGTCGGCCGATCTATCGAAGACAGCCAACAGATCGACACTTGGACAGATGCCTGCAGTTACCTTGCCATAGCCGGACAACTAAGCACCGAAGGGAACGAACTCTATGTTTAATTTAGAAGATTACGAGACAGTAGAAGAACGCCTAACTAAGTTCTGGAAGGAACACCCAGATGGTCGAATTGAAACTACTTTGGTTGAGTCAACGCTTCAGCGATTTATTATTAAGGCTGCTATTTA